TCTCCCTGTAAAACCCAGTAACTTCCATTGTAAGAGTAAGTTCTAGGATTTAGTGTTGTAGTATCAAACCAGAAATCGTTGATAGCTAGTGGACTTCCATTTGGTCGCTGTGTTGGTTGTGTAGCTTGACGGAATACTATGTTTACAGTAGCATTATCTTCTGGGCGCCCTGCCCCACTTACCTGATTCCATTGCTGCAGACTGTTTAGTAGATAGCCATTATCACCAGCAATTAAAGAAGTTGAATTTGAATTAGTTAACTGTGAAGTTTCAGCAAAAGCTCCAGAACTTGTAGCTGCACTCCAAGGCGATAATTGACTTTGTCCTGCTTTAGCTGCGCCTAAGAATATCTTTGTAATCCATGCATAAGGGTTAAATGTTTCGCCTGCTTTTATTGCACCTACTTGAAATGCTACTTTTATATATTTGCAGTTGTATGGAGTAGTTAAAATACCACCGACTCTTTCCCAATTTGCTAAATCCTGTCCTCCATTATCGTTATTTCCAGTGCCAAACCAACCTTCACTGATTGGCGCCTGATTTACATCATAAAAACGATAGTTCAGATACCGTGATGAACAGCGATGTGAAGCAATGTAAGCAGATAACTCTATTTGTTGCGAACCACCAACAGGGATGAATTTGTTGTAAATTATAATAAACCAACCAGCCGCACTTGAATCATTCCATCCCCGTACAAATCCTAAATTATGACCGCCCATAGGTGCCCAGTCAGGTGCGGCTAAATCTCGTATAAACTGATAATCACTTCCACCGCCTTGATTATAATCAATAACCCAACCATGTTCAGATGTATTTGCTCCAAAATCACTATTAGGAAACATATTTCCAGATGGTGAAATATCTATAAAATTTCCTGAGATACCGCGGCCAGTACTAAAGACTAAACTACCTGCGCTATTTCTTATTTCAACAGCTGAAGCACGTAGAGTGCCTGATTTATCTAATCGCCAGCCAGTGTAAGGAACTGCCCAGTTGAAATTATCACTTTGAAGAATATCACCAATTTGAGCTGCTTGAGTTATAATCTGCCCAGCAAATAACTGATTAGCGCCGATAGTACCAGCGATAATCATATCACCATCCATGTAAGCTCTACCTTCGTCAGCTACTATATTAGTGCCTCCGTGATAAGACCCTACAATCCTACCTTGAACAGCTACACTTAAAGAAGTTGTTGTGTTCAGAGTATTATCATCGTCGATATAGTAAAGGTATAATATTCCTGCAGTCCAACCAGCATTTCCTGCTAGCACTGTAAAAGGTGTATTTCCATTTTTAGATACTTGGAAAGATGACCAACTTACATAGTTAGCCGCAGGACTGTTTGGTGTAAAAGTTAAATTTGCAAAAGTGTAAGTGTTAGCTTCAGTCGATATTGCAGTAGCAGATTGTCTTGTAGTAATTATTTCTCCACTGACGCCAAAGGAGTCTATAGCAGATACAGAATACCAATACTCAACACCAGCTGCAGTTTCAATATTAAAGTAAGTTGTATTACCTTCAGCAAGGAGTACTGTAGAACCTCCGGTAGGTGCAGTACTACGATAAACTCTGTAATATTTTAAATCCAGATCATTTACAGGAGTAATATCTACTGAAATACTGTTGAAAGCTCCAGTGACAGTGAACGCACTTATAGTTGGTGCAGGGTTATTTACTGTAATAGCTACAGCATTACTTAAATCTCCAGAAAGATCTCTACTGTAGATTTTGACCTGATACTGGCGTGTAGGGGTTCCAAACACTGCAACGTTACTTGCAAAAGTTAATATGAATTCTCCATTCAGGTTAGAGTCTGCTGGAACATCATAAGAAGTAATTGCAGCACTACCACCAACAAGCCATAATTCTACAACGTAGTCTTTTAGAGCATCTGCAATACCTTCTGCTTGATTAGCAGTATTGAAGTCCCATACAAGCGTCATATCCTGAGTTGTATAGGTAGTTCCAGCAGTTCCTTTGATTCTTACGTTAGTTGGAGGCTCAAGTTCTGATAAACCAGATGTTACTTTATAAGAGTAGGTAATTACTGTAGGAGTTGAACGTACCCCAGAGGAAGGATGAACTGCCCATACAGTTATTTCATACACACCTGCAAGTGCATCTGGAATATCAAAACTTGTAGCTTCAATATCTTTAATTACTGTGTAGTCTCTATTGTCTCGACGCCAGGCAGCTTGGAAAGTTGCTTTAACGTCTGAAGCACTAGACCAATCCCAGAAAACATCCAAGTAAACGCCGGATTGCAGACCGCTTGTGTAGGCTCTTGGTGTTACAGTTAAATTAGTTACCGGATCAGCTGTGAAATCTGTTAAGTTGACAAAACTACCTGAACCAGTACCGATGATAATTTCAGAATCTATGTAACTCCATTTATTAGGATCATACTCGATACAGGAAATTGCATAGAACTCATCCTCTTTTTCGATAGCAGCAACACGCATTAATTGTGGCTGTACTGTACCATACAAAATGGCAGGGCTGCCAATGAAAGCAGGATAGTTGCCAGCAAGAGTTACAGTATCAGTAGTTGTATTTTGTTCTGTTACATTTCGTAGAAGTACTGTTACAGCATCAGTACCATAGTATTGAAGTTTACTGATTACCAGGTTATCAATTTCTATTTCTCTGTCAAGAGTGATTACAGTATTTCCACTTACGAAGGTGCTGGTTTTCACGATAGCATGCTGCATCTTCTGCGCATTTTCACTATCCATAATGGAGATAATTTCTCCCATACTGTAGGTAAGTCCAGTCATCATAACTTGGAAAGAAATGATTTTGGTATTTACACAGTTTGTGTAGAAAGTATGTCTAGCTTTCTGAATAGCTTGTGCTTCGTAAGTACAGCCAGGTAAAGGAATATCTGTAGGTACATAACCATACCTAGCCTGCATTTCCTGTTCAAAGGTTATTGGAGAATTATCAGGAACTGTTACAGTATCAGTTTCACTGAAATTTAGTCTATTATTGTAGGTTACGTTGACTTGAGTAGTTCTGTTTTCCATGTCACTGGAGCTGTAATTAAATAATCCTTCAATCACATTTGCATTAGTGACAATCTTACTGACCTGCATGTTTGGGTTATCAAAGATGATAGATAACTGACCAAATTCATTTTGACCAAACTGAGCGTTGCATAAAGCTAACATTTCGCTCAAAGTTTTTACTGCAGTCTCCCTTGTGTAATACTGATTTCCTATACTATATCTTGGGCACCAGCCACCTTTACCGTCAGAGATAAGTTGATCTGCCACTAACGAGAGTTCATAGAAAGAAACTTTATCTACATCAGAAATTGGAATTTCAAGACCTCTGTACTGATTAGTAAGGACGTCAAAAATTACCCAGGCGATGTTACTTGTCCAATATTCTGTAGCTGTGAAAGTTAAATCCCAGGTACCAGAATAAGATGCAGGCGTGCTGCTTCCTACTACCCAAGGTGTGTAATTAGAAGGTATTTTAACTTTAATCCAGCGGCCTTTGAAAACTACATCAGGACTGCTGCTGCCAAATTCATCTGCATCTGTAAGTATAGCCCAGATAAGTGCAGTTCTTGGATAGTTAAGTTGTTTATACCAGATGTGAGTTACACCAGCTATATTACAACTATTGGAACCTGCAGTACCAGATAAAACTGCATTATTCCTAGTAATACGAATTTGCCAGAAATCTCCAGGTATTACATCAGCTGGGCGTTCTACTAAAATATCCCAAGCATAGGGATTTGAAGCTTTACCAGATTTATTAGCGTTTCTTATAAAAGTAAAAGAAGGGCCACCTACGTCATCAGTAGGCCTGGTGTAGATTTTTAATTTTATCGAAGCGCCACCAAGGTCTTTGTTTTCCTGCAAGGCACGCAACACTGGAGTTACTAAAGTAAATCTTACAGCATCTACATCAGAAGGAACTGATAGTGTAAAAGGGTTTGCTTGTGTTACTTCTACACTCGCTTGTGACTGTGGGCTTTCTACGTCAACAAATCCAGGTATAACTTCTTGGTTAGCTGTTCCAGGTTTCCAACCCCAAGTACCAGTGTATTTTGAAATTGAAACTTTATTCAGATAGATATCTTCTACAGAATCAATTTCACCTTCACTTACAGCAAAAAGTAATCTTAGAGTTTGTTTACTACGCAGAGTATCATCCAGTTCGGCTGGTGTATGACCGCCACCACCACCTTTTCCTTCACCTGCTAAAATTAGTTCTTGCATAATTAACCCTGTGTACTTGTAATAGAAGAAGAAATTAAAACACCACCTGCAAAACCTTCACCATAACAGAGTGGCACGATACCGCCTTGTTCTCTGATAATTGGAGCACCATTGAATAAGCTGGACTGTTTAGTTTGTGCCATAGCAGGATCAGAAGCAAATTCTTGTGTTGGAGATAGTGCCTGAGTAATCATACTTATTGCTAGAGAAATTGCAATATTAACAATAGCAGTAATAGCGTAAATTAAAATAAGTTGTGCTGTAGTAGCAACTAAAACACCACTAGCTGTTATAGTACCAACACCAATAATACCAGCTATAGCTACTGCAGGAATCTCACCTTCAAATTCTGGAATAATCAATAAAGTGTCATAGATACTTAAAGTTGAAGTTATGATTTCAGGCTCAAGTGCGACTGGCTCAATTCCTTCAACTTCAGAATAAAGAACATATTTATACTTCCTTGCCAAGAAGTTTTCAAGAAATTCTTTAGAAGTCCTGAGCTTTATGAAAGATAAAATATCCCTAATGTCAGTAAGAGAGGTTTCAAACTCATCACAGTCATTTAGATTTTTAAATAATTTTACTTTCATGACGCAGTACCATATGGAATTTATTAACAAAATGTTCTAAAGATTCTTCCTTACTTAATAAAGACTGGTGAAGAATACCTGTTCCAGTATAGATACCAAGATGATTACGTCTGCCTCCAGCATTATCTAGTAGGAGTAAATCACCTTTTTCTAGTTTAGTATCTATAGGTAATTGACAGAATCCATACTCCAAAATATGTTCATCAAACAGATTATTAAAGTTGCGTAGTTGTTCGAAATCTTCTGTAGCTTTATGGTTTGGTAGTTCGATATTTAATTCAAATAGATAATAATCCTGAACCAGAGAGTAACAATCATCTATAAACCAAATGAACCTGCGGTTTAAATACTTTTGTTTAGGTTGTCTAGGCAGCCAAATTGGATAAGAAACTGTAAAACCTTCACAACCTACAATACCCCAAGGAATACCGGAAGCTTTCTGCATTTCAATATCTTTATAGGATGGAGTCCGTAGATCAAATACTTCATGCTGAACTCTGGAAGTACAATGTGAATGCAGGACTGCAGCAATATCACCAAGATACTTTGCAAAATGTTCTGGTAGAATACTGAAGGCACTTTCTGGCGTTTCATGGGAATTTTCCAATGGAACAAACTCTCCAGTACTTTTTAGAATAATTCCACACATTTCTTTTGGGTACTGCGCAAGAGTATAATCTTCAATAGCAGTCCACTGAGTTATAGAAAGTTCCATACTAACCTACCCTTTTATTTATACCTAAACCAGGAAAATCTTTCTTCAGCATTCTGCGTTTTGGTAAGAAAGACCTATCTCTATCTAAAGGACTGCGAAGTTCAAACTTAATTGCAGTTCTATTATGTGAAAGTTTTTTACCTATTGTGTATTTAAGTGGTGGAGCAGAGAATCCGGAAGCTAAGAAGTTTTGAAAAGTTCTAATGTAGGTAATTTCAACACCTACCATATCTTCGTTTTCAAAGCAGAGTGTTCCAAATAGTTTCAGAAAAGCTCCGTCGAGACCGACAAGATTCTGTACTTCAAGCGTAGGGCGGGCTGGTGCTGTGGAAGAGTTAGTTCCTACACCAGTAAGTCGTATCCCCATGCCAGTATAAACTTGCCCATTGAAAGTTACTGAAGCAGCTCCTGTAGTGAAATAATAAATAGGCTTATTTATTATCGTACAGTCTATTATAAATAACTCAATGTACGGCGAAGTTTCTGATGAATTTACTTCTTGCTCTAA